GTTGATAGCATTTTGCATCATGCTACTAGCAACCTCCATTATTCTGCCAGCTAACCTAGGTTCAATGTTCATACCCAGATCCATTAAATCTTTGTATGCCTGATATGACTCATCTGCATATGCATCTATCTCTTTATCATCATCAAGTCCATCAACTTGCGGTAAAGCTTTGTCAATTTTGTCTATGGCTAACTTTTCTTGAATCAAATCGTCAGCCTCTCTATCATCCTTTGCAATTTGCTCTTGATCAATCTTCTCAACCATGTCCTTTTGATTGCTTGAATCTTCTAAATCAAATATTTCTTCTAGTTTTTTCGTCATTGCGTTATTTAAAGATATCACTTTCGGTGATAACACGGAAACGAATGCCTTGCCTTTTACACCATTTGCCTGCGGCTTCCCATTTAGCCTTGTTTACAATGTAGGCCGCTTGATTCTGTGCATTTTTTCCTATACTCTCTAATTTTGCTTGGTTATTTGGTTTTACTTCAATCAGTTCTGCTGTCCTTTTTTTGTTTTTTCCATTGTACAAAATAAAAAAGTCCGGCACGTAGATAGTTTGTTTACCAGTCAGCGGATGTCTATAAGGAATCTTAATTGATTCGGATGCCCAGTTTATAATAGAAGGATTGTTATCACAAAAATTCATAAACGCCCATTCCCATGATGACCTATACGTTGGAGTTTTTTTGCCTATGTACTTGTCTGGGTACTTAGGAGTAAATGGTCCTCTTGCCCAACGACTCATTTTATGCCTTGATATTACGTTTTGTTAAAGTATTCTGTGTGCTTGGACTTTTGTAACCTAAAATAGACGTCTTGAATCTGTTTAAGTTCAGTATCTCACCTACTAAGTTGTTAAGTGTCACAGGATCTGATCCTGCGGCATTTAGTGTATCTAAAATTTTCATCACGCTTACTCCGTCAAGTTTAGCCTGTCTTGATAAAACATAGGCAATAGACTCTGAAGCAGTATCGTCATATCCTCTTTGCTGAAAAAATGCTTTGGCCGCATCGTATTCAGCCGCGTTTAGTTCAATAGGAGCATCACCTAGCCCCGAAAGAAAAGCGATAGTTGCCTTATCACCTGTTTCTGCTCCTATGCCAACATTACTGAGTGCCTTTGCTACATCAGCAGTGGATGATGGACTTGCTGTTCTATATGCCATTAGTAACCACCTCCTCTGTTTGTTGAAGTTACTGTGCTGACAGAAGATTCAACAGTTGCACTAGACACCGTGGTGTCTGTTGTTACTGTGCTGTTACCTTGTTGTGCAATAACAGAATTATATTTGTTTTTGTTGATAGGATAAATTAATTCACCTCTTTTGATTAATAATTCTACATCTGCTGATGCATTGTTGAGATAAGTGTTTTTCTCTGCGGTAGTCAAGTTTTTCCATTCTGTTTCTATTTCGTTAGGAGATAAACTGTTAGCTCGCCTAAAACTTTCATATTTTGCAAACTTTTCTTTGGCATTTTCATTTAATGAAATGTAATTTTTTGCTTGTGACGGAGTTAGATTAATTTGTTTGTCTTCTTTGGAAACAGTTTGCTCTTTTATTACGTTGTTTAACTGTGAGTCTATTGGTTGTGCTTCACGTCTTCTCTTCCTTGTGTCCTTAGGAAACTTGACACCAGGCCTACTTGTTGCTCCTAGATTATTCGTTGCTCCTGCTAAGAATGTGCCAGCAAGTCCAAATATTTCTTCCCTAGCTTGTTTTTTAAAGTTTTTTCGATCAAAGTTTTTGTATGTTGTAAAGGCAGCTAAGGCCGAGCCTAAGAAGTTTCCTTCTTTTGCCAATCCAAAGGCAGTGGATATTCCACCTAGCAAACCGCCGGCTCCAAATATGCTATCAGTACCTCCACCTAAAGGTGATATAGGAGATGGAGAATTATCATAATGTAAAGTGGCAAAGCCTTGTGGGTTGTCTTTACGCACTGCTCCCACCTCCATGATTACCCCAGAATATGAAATTGAAAAAGACTGCTCACCAACGCCGCCACCTGCCGCTTGATCCATAGAGCCATTATTGTAATCATTAATAATCGGATTCAACAATCTGTATTCAGTAAAACGTTGTCTATGTAATTGGAATACTGATATTGAATTAAAAAATCTTTCATCATTGCCTGTGTCAAGACCCCATCTGGTGTAACTTGGTTGCTTGACTCTATCATTATCAAATTTGATTCTATTATACTCTGCTTCTCTATGATTAGTGTCTGTGAGATAATGTTGATAATATGATTTGAAAAAGGCAGCTGCCACATCGCCCATGTCATCATGTAGAGTTACTGCTACAGGATTATATGTTACGCCTGTCTGGACATAATTTTTAAAATTGTATTGATTTTTCATTTCAACGTTAAAACTGTATTGTGGTAGATCAATCCTTTTTACCAACATACCCAATTCTATTTGCTCACCTTTGGCCGCGTTAAGCATGTTGCCTGTGGCCGCTGGATTAATATTAAACACAACGTGATATAAAAATTGATTCTTAGGTGATAGTCTAAAAGCCTCATCAAGATACAAACGTGCCGCATGTTTGTAATCCTTCATGGTGTCGCCACCAACTAACTGGTCAAGAAAGTTGTTTCTAAAGTTCGCCATATAAGATATTTATTGAACTAAAATGTGTGTGGATTATAATCCGCCACCAGTAACAGCAGTACCAAGTGTCCTTGCAACGTCTGATCCAATTCCTGTGCCTCTTGGAGTTTGAATTGCGTTATCATATCTGATAGACATTGTAATTTGTACTGGATCTGAAGTAGCATAAGCCAATGTGCCATACTGTACATTGTCTAAGTAAGCACCAGCAATCTCATAAGTTTCAAGCACGTTAGCCGCATCAGCACCATTGCCACCGTCTAACATTTCTATTCTTGCTGTGAACTTGTAGTCTATTCCAGAAGCGGCAGATGATTGTTCGAAGAAATCGAATTGCTTCTGTAGTTGTTCTCCGACTAGTTTTGTAACTTCGTTGTTAACATCATCTCTTACATTAAGTGTAATAGGATCCCATGTGTGTTTCCCAGCCATGTACACTCTTGAGTTGTAAACATCTAAAGTTATTTGATCAAATGTAATGTTTGGTCTAGTAACATCAACAACTTGTTTTGTAAGTTCGGACCTAGGAGTGGAAACACCAAAGCCTTCAAGTATCACCCTAAAGCGATACTGTAATTTTGGCATCAACAAGCCTTGTGAGCCTGATGATTGATCGCTTGCCAATGGTACTGTAAATTTTGAAAGTGTTGATATTGCCATTTGTTTATCTCCTATTTGTATTTACTATGCTCTATAGTATTGTCCTTGTTATACCTTTTTAAAGGGCGGATATCTCCCCTGTGTTTTTTAATCTTACAGGAATAAAGATGAACTCAACTGCTTTGACTGGCTCAATCGCTACATCAACATACAGTTCATTCCTATCTATTCTTGCAGGAGTGTTGTTAGTTTCATCACACACCACAGCAAAGTCAAACAGTGCTCTTTGTGAAACAAGTTCTAACAAGAATGATTCAACTGATTGTTTAATCTCATTTCTTGTAAGTGTGTCATTTGGTTCAAATATAAATGGTCTAGCAAGTTTATCTAAGTTTAATCTTACAAAAGCAACCAATCTAGCAACATTTACTCTATCTAGAGATGATGCTGTAAGTTGTCTTGTTTTTTGACCAAACACAGTTAAGCCTGTGCCAGTTACAAATGAAATTGGATTAATGTTGACACTGTACAGTGAATCTCTTAATCCACTTGATACGTTTGTAGTTTCGAATTCGCCCTCAGAATTAATGTGTCCAATTGAACTTGCATTGTCTACTTTACCACGTCTTACGCCTGCAGGTGCAAACCATGGAAACGCCACTTGGTCGTTAAATGCAATAGTTCTTAACATCATGTGTGACGGTGGAACAGCAACTGATTCACCTGCTAATGATGTTGTAAATCCTGATGGATAATATACACCAGTAAATGCATCAGTTGTTAATAGTCCATCTTCGCCATTGTCAGCGGCACCGTTTACGTTGTTGGCATAATTGGTTACTGCTGTTGAATTAGGCGCAAGTCTGAATGGAGTGTCACCAACAACAAATGCTGTATCTTTTCTATCAGCATTCAAAGTTTCTAAGTTTGTTATTAGTTCTGGATAACCAGGAGCCGCTAACAAGTTGAATTCTCTTTGCTCTTCCCTTAAAGCAGTTGTTGATTCAACAGTTGATTTCATTGCTTCAACTACAACGTTACGTTGTGCCTTTCTACCCATAAATGGAGCACCAGTAGTTTTCAATGGTGACTCACTTACCCATGCGTCTTTTTCTGTAGGTAGAGTTGGATATGTAGTTGTGCTTGGGAAGTTTGTTCTTGAG